TTATTGCCGGGATCTCAGGTTGCGATGATTGATGTTCCATATAGAGGTATGGGATATAAGATACCCGGAGAAAGAATTTATGAACCTCTAACACTTACATTTATGAACGATGCTAAACATACGGTGAGAAATACCTTTTTAGATTGGCATAAAGGAATGAGATTTGTTGATAACAACTATATGTTTAATACTGATGAGGATAATGTCAATTTTTTCGGTAGTTTAGAAATACAAGCTTACTATAGAGATAAGTGGAATAATACTGCAGAAAGACCTCAAATTGTAACAGCATATAAGTTCTTCAATATTTGGCCAACAATGATTGGTGGTATTGAATTAGACGGTGGTAGTAATGATCAAGTTCAAGAATTTACAGTTCAGTTTGAATATCAAAGATATCGTATTGTAGAAAGAGATGACTCTAGGTCAATGATAGAGCATTGAGAACTAGACTAAATAAAGTATACCCCACAGTGATGTAATGGCAGGTCAACAGTTATTTGGATTTTCGCTGGAGAGAGCGAAAAAAGCACCAAAGGGTCCTTCTTTTGTACAGAAGGATTCTATGGATGGATCGCAACCTATTGTAGGTGGCGGTTATTATGGTTATTCCGTTGATTTTGATGGAACTCTTCGCAATGAATATGAACTTATCACTCGTTATAGAGAGATGGTTCTGCAACCAGAATGTGATAGTGCTGTCGATGATATTGTAAATGAAACTATCTGCGGTAATTTTGATGATGTACCGGTAGAAGTTGAGTTATCTAATTTAAAATCATCAGAAAAAATTAAAAAACTTATTAGAGAAGAGTTTCAAGAGATTCTACGTCTTCTTGATTTTGAAAATCGTTCATATGAAATCTTCCGTCGCTGGTATGTAGATGGTCGTCTATTCTATCATAAGGTAATCGATCCAGCAAATCCTAGAGGAGGTCTTACGGAACTTAGATATATTGATCCTCGTAAGATTCGCAAGGTAACTGAGTACCAACAAAAGAGACCGGAGGAACTGCGCGGTGTTGATCTTAATACTCAACTCACCAGAAAGAGTGCAGAATATTTTCTGTACAATCCAAAGGGTTTAAAGAATTCTACTAATCAGGGTATGAAGATTGCTCCTGATTCTGTGACTTATTGTCACTCAGGTATTCAAGACCTGAACAAAAACATGACACTTTCTCACCTTCACAAGGCGATTAAGGCAGTCAATCAACTTCGTATGATTGAAGATTCTTTGGTGATCTATCGTTTAAGTAGAGCACCCGAACGTAGAATTTTCTACATTGATGTCGGTAATCTTCCCAAGAATAAGGCAGAACAATATCTGCGCGAAGTCATGAGTCGTTATCGCAACAAACTCGTATATGATGCTAACACGGGTGAGATCAAGGATGACAAGAAGTTCATGTCCATGTTGGAGGACTTCTGGTTACCCCGCCGCGAGGGAGGGCGCGGCGCAGAAATTTCTACTCTTCCTGGCGGGCAAAATCTCGGTGAACTGGAAGACGTTAAGTATTTCCAGAAGAAGCTTTATAAAGCTCTGAACGTGCCCTCATCGAGACTTGAAACTGAGACTACATTTAATATTGGTCGTGCTGCTGAAATTACTAGGGACGAAGTAAAGTTCCAAAAATTTGTAGCAAGACTCAGAAAGCGTTTTAGTGAACTCTTTATCGATCTCTTGAGAACACAACTCATTCTTAAAGGAATCATTTCCATTGAAGAGTGGGATGATATGAAGGAGCATATTCAGTTTGATTATATTGCTGATAACTACTTCACTGAACTTAAAGAGATTGAAATTCGCAATGAGAGAATGAATCAAGTTGCAAACATGGATCCTTTCGTCGGCAAGTATTTCTCTGTTGAATACATGCGTCGTCAGGTCCTTAAGCAAACCGATACGGAAATTAAGGAAATTGATGAACAAATCGCCGCTGAAATGGAAGCAGGTATTATTGCTGATCCTGCAGCAGAAATGGATCCCGCTATGGCTGCTGGCGATCCCAATGCAGCACCCTCAGAAGAGCAACCCATGACTGGTCAATCTCAAGGACCAGATCCCGCTGATCTTCAGCGCGGTGAAATTTAATAAATAGTAAATGTAATTGAAGTTTTATTATGCCTAGCGATATTGCCAAACAAATCGTAGATCAAATCTATAACGACGAAAAAGCAAAGTCTATTGATTCTGTTGCGGATGCTCTTGGTGCAATCACCTTTGACGCTATTCAACAAGGAAAACAGGATTTTGCTAAGAGTTGGGGATTTAATCCAGATGATACTGCTCAAGGTGTTGCGGATGAACTCGAAGATCAACTTCCAGATGGAACTGATATTGAGTACACAGATGTAGAAGTTGACGAACGTCAACCTCATGAACCGCCCGAAGCAGAATATGAAACCGACGAACAAGAACCTGAGGAAGAAACCGATGAGACTGATAGCTGAAGAAATTACAAACATCGATTTTCTCTGCGAAGAAAAGGATGGTAAGAAAAATTACTTCATTGAAGGCATCTTTTTGCAAGCGGAAATTAAAAACCGCAACGGCAGAATGTATCCTCAGAGAACTTTAGCGCGTGAAGTTGCTAAATACGATGAGAACTACATTCAAAAAGGGCGTGCTCTTGGCGAATTAGGTCATCCTGATGGTCCGTCCATCAATTTAGATAGAGTATCTCACAAGATTACATCTCTATCTGAAGAAGGCAACAACTTCGTTGGTCGTGCAAAGCTCCTAGATACTCCTATGGGCAAGATCGCAAAAAATTTACTCGACGAAGGCGTGAAACTGGGTGTTTCATCCAGAGGCATGGGTTCCATTATTAAAAAGGAAAACTGCAACATGGTTGCAGACGACTTCATGCTTGCCACTGCTGCTGATATTGTAGCAGATCCTTCTGCTCCTGATGCATTTGTTGATGGTATTATGGAAGGAAAAGAATGGGTTTGGGATAATGGCATCCTTAAAGAGGCAACTGTTGCTCAAATCAAAACCCAAATTGATGAAGCAACTCTTTTAAATTTGCAAGAACGTAAGGTTTCCGCGTTTGCAGCATTTTTACAGAGTTTGTGATTTATAAATAAACATAGACAAAGCTAATGCATAACGGAGAATATCAAATGTCTGAATCCCTCGATAGAGAGTTTGAGGCACAGGAGTTGGAAGAAGGTTCCAACGCTGTCACCAAAAACGCAAAACCTGGCGATCCCATTGACACCTCCAAAGGTGGTGCCGCAAAGGTGATCGACGTAACAACCGATTCGCTGGAAGGCGCAAAAGGTACTAAGAACGCTGGTTCGTCTGCCGCTCGTTCGGTAAGTCACGAAGGTTCTAAATCCCTAGCTACAAAACCATCTGGTGCATCCGCCAAACAAGAGGAGGTTGAGACTGATGAGTACGAGGAAACAATCACCGAGACCGAGTACGACTTTACTGAAGATGTTGACGCTCTTGTCGCAGGTGAAGACCTCTCAGAAGAATTCAGAGAGCGTGCAGTAACAATTTTTGAAGCTGCTGTCACCTCAAAAGTCAATGCAGAAGTCACTGCATTGCAAGAAGCATTTGAATCTACTCTGACTGAAGAAGTCGAGAAGATCAAAACAGAATTGGCCGAGAAGGTCGATGACTACCTGACTTACGCCGCACAATCTTGGATTGAGGAAAATGCTCTCCAGATTGAACATGGCATTAAGTCTGATATTGCGGAGTCATTCTTCTCTGGCCTCAAAGATCTTTTCATGGAGCACAATGTTGGTGTTCCCGAAGAGAAATTCAACTTGCTGGATGGTCTGGCAGTTGAGCTTGATGAGATGGAAGATAAACTCAACGAGCAAATCGACGCCAATATTGCTTTGAATAAGCAACTTGGTGAATTTGTTAAAATGGAGATTGTGAACGAATGCGCTACGGGACTCGCTGAGACCCAAAAGGAGAAGTTAGCTTCTCTTGCTGAGGGTGTTGAGTTTGAGAATGAAGAAGACTTTAAAACTAAAGTCGAAACGATTAAGGAATCATACTTCACGAGAAAGGCTGATGCAGAATATTCTGCTGACCCCACTGAAGAAGTCGCTGAACCCCTTATCGAAAGCACAGCAAGCGGCACGATGTCGAAATATGTCGATGCTATTGCTCG